TATTCAATCCTGCAAAGGAAAATTTAGTTCAAAGAGCCGGATATGCATCATCAGAGAATGGTGTAATGCTTGAATTAAACGGTTCTCAACTTAATATTATAAAAAGAACTGCTGCTTCTGGTGTAGGAACCACTATCACAGTTCCACAATCAGAGTGGAATTTGGATACTCTTGATGGAACTGGATTTAGCACAAGCAATCCAAGTGGAATTCAGTTGGATATATCCAAAGCACAAATTTTCTATACTGAGTATGAATGGTTGGGTGCGGGTTCAGTGAGATGTGGATTTGCAATTGATGGGAAGTTTATTAATGTTCATCAGTTTAATCACGCAAATCATATTGATAGTACATATATGACTACTGCAAGTCTACCAGTTAGATATGAAATCTTAAATACTGGAATTACAACATCTCCTTCCACAATGAAGCAGATTTGTGTCTCTATAGTTTCTAATGGTGGTTATGAGAGATTAGTAAAAAGAGATATTGCAAGAAGAACCACTACCGTTTCAGTTTCAGGAGCAACATTTGTTCCTTTGGTAAGTATTAGATTAACACCAGGAAGAGAAGATTCAATCATCCTTCCAAAATCTTTTGCATTTTTGGGAAGTTCTGCATCCACTGCACTTTTGGAAGTTGCTTTGATAAGAAATGCAACTCTATCCAATGTAGGAACTTTAACTTGGAGTGCAGTAAATACTCCAAATGCACAATTTAATACTGATGCAACTACAATGACTGGTGGAAGTTTTATATTGAATGATTTTGTTTCTTCTGCAAATAAATCAGATACTCCTTTAAATATTGAAAGTAATTATAACTGGGACTTGCAACTTGGAAGGACTCAAGCAAAAGTGAGTGATATTATCACTTTAGCAGTCAGGGCAGTTAGTGGTACTGCAGATTGTATTGGTTCTATTAGTTTTTATGATTTAACCTAATAATTAGAGGTTTTATTATGTCTGAAGTTTATTTGGGAAATCCCAATCTTAAAAAAGCAAACACTCAAATTGAATTTACTGAAGATCAAATTATTGAGTTTCTTAAGTGTAAAGAAGATCCAGTTTATTTTGCAAGAAACTATGTAAAGATTGTTTCTTTGGATCACGGTCTTGTTCCTTTTGAAATGTATCCGTTTCAAGAAAAGTTAATTGATAACTTTCATAAGAATAGATTTAACATCTGTAAGATGCCTCGTCAGACTGGTAAATCGACAACTTGTGTTTCATATTTATTACATTATGCTGTATTCAACGACAATGTTAACATAGCTATTCTAGCAAACAAAGCATCCACTGCACGAGATCTTCTTGGAAGATTACAACTTGCTTATGAAAACTTGCCCAAGTGGATGCAGCAAGGTATCATATCGTGGAACAAAGGTAGTTTAGAACTCGAAAATGGATCCAAAATTTCATCTAATTCTACTTCATCATCTGCTGTCAGAGGCGGATCCTATAATGTCATCTTTCTTGACGAGTTCGCGTTTATCCCAAATCACATTGCTGATGACTTCTTTGCCTCTGTTTATCCTACTATATCTTCTGGTCAAAGCACAAAGGTCATTATAGTTTCAACACCACGTGGTATGAATCACTTCTACCGTATGTGGCATGATGCGGAACGTGGTAAAAATGAATATGTACCCACTGATGTTCATTGGTCAGAAGTTCCAGGAAGAGATTCTGCTTGGAAAGAACAAACCATCGCTAACACTTCTGAGCAACAATTTAAAGTTGAATTTGAATGTGAATTTTTAGGTTCAGTTAATACACTGATTAATCCAACAAAACTAAGAAATCTTGTATACGAGGATCCGATTAAAAGAAATGCCGGATTAGACATTTATGAACATTCTCAGGAGGAAAATAATTATTTAATTACAGTGGATGTTGCTCGTGGATTGGGCAATGATTATTCTGCATTTGTTGTTTTTGATATCACAAAATTTCCATACAAAATAGTTGCAAAATATCGAAATAATGAAATTAAACCAATGTTATTTCCAAGTATTATTAATGAAGTAGCAAAAGGTTATAATAATGCGTGGTTATTAATAGAAGTTAATGATATTGGAGATCAGGTAGCCAATATTCTTCATTTTGATTTGGAATATGATAATATTTTAATGTGTGCTATGAGAGGTCGTGCTGGACAAATTGTTGGGTCTGGATTTAGTGGTAAAAAGTCTCAACTTGGTGTGCGAATGACTGCAGCAGTTAAAAAACTTGGATGTTCTAATTTAAAAACTTTGTTAGAGGATGATAAGTTATTGACTGTAGATTATGATATTATATCAGAATTAACAACATTTGCACAGAGACACAATTCATTTGAAGCGGAAGAAGGTTGCAATGACGATTTAGCAATGTGTCTTGTTATTTTTTCTTGGTTAGTTGCTCAAGATTATTTTAAAGAAATGACGGATAATGATGTTCGTAAAAGAATCTATGAGGAACAAAAAAATCAAATAGAACAAGATATGGCTCCATTTGGATTTATAGCAGATGGTGTTTCAGAAATGTCTGGTAGTTTTATTGATGATAGTGGAGATAGATGGTATTTGGATGAGTATGGTGATATGTCTTATATGTGGGATTATAGATAATGGATTTTGATGAACAGTTATACATAGATCATTTGGTCTTTTCGGAAAGAAAATGTAGAATTTGTGGTAAAGTGAAAGATTTAATAAATGATTTTTATTTGACTCGCAAAGGAAGAGGTTCTTTTTCATCAGCATATTCTTATGAATGTAAAGAATGTACTAAAAGAAGGACAATTGAATATCGAAAAAATAAAAAAATAACAAATTATAATGATAAATGGGAATATCCTGACTGGTAAGTTGCTCACGCACAGCTTCCCCAATGAAAGTATCCTTTTTAATAAATATTTCTAGAATAAATTTGGATTTCGAGGGGAATTAAGATGCCACTAAATTTAGCATCTCCTGGTATTGTAGTAAGAGAAGTTGATTTAACAGTTGGAAGAATTGATCCAGTTTCTGCTGCAGTTGGTGCAATTGTTGCACCATTTGCAAAGGGACCTGTAGAATCTCCAGCAGTTATTGAAAGCGAAGCAGACTTACTCAATACTTTCGGTCAACCATACTCAACAGACAAGCATTATGAACATTGGATGGTAGCATCATCCTATCTTGCATATGGTGGTTCTTTACTTGTATCTAGAGCAGATGATGCGTTATTAAAAAATGCTTTTGTGGGTACGGCATCAAGTATTAAGATTAAAAGTGATGAAAATTATAACCAATTGGGTTATGATGAAAACACCATCCGAAATGTAACTTTTGCTGCAAGAAATCCAGGATCTTGGGCAAATGGAATTAAAGTTGCAATTATTGATGCAAAAGCAGATCAAATTTTAACGGGTATTACTACAACAAATATTGTTGTAGGATATGGATTTACACAATCAATTTCAGCTACTCTTCCTGGATCGGGGTCAACGACAGTTTTAGATGGATATTTGAAAGGGATTGTTACTGAAGTTGGTGCAGGAAGAATTTCAACTAAAATTGTGAATCATGTTTCTGCTGGAGGAACAGAAACTGCAGTTGATTATCAACCAAGTGGAGTTTATGCTCTTACACAGTCTGGTAATGTTGCAATTCATACAAATGGTGTAGGAACAGCATTCACAACACTAGCATATACTGGAGAACTTGATTGGTTCGAACAGCAATCAATTACTCTTTCAAATGGATCAATTGATTGGGACACTATTGCTGATCGTCCCTCAACATCCGCATTTGCTGAAGCTAGATCTTCAAGATTTGACGAACTTCATGTAATTGTAATTGACGATACTGGTTCCATTACAGGAAATGCTGGAACAATTTTAGAAAAGCATCTTTCACTTTCTAAGGCAAAAGATGCAGAATTTTCTGCAGGTAGTCCATCATACTGGAGAAAATATCTTTATAATGGTTCATCGTATCTTTTCGGTGGATCTCAACCTGTTGGTGTGGTAACCACAGGATTTAGTGCAAATGGATCTGCAGATTTTGAATTAAATTCTGATACTGGGTGGGATCAAGATGCTCAAGGAGTAATTTTTGCTGGTGGAGGGTCAAACACTTATAGTCTAAGTAGAGGTACAAACTACGATGGTGGACCTGATTTAAGTGTTGCAGGAGCATTAAATTCAGGTTTAGATGATATTGTAAGTGGTTATACTCTTTTTGAAAATACCGAAAATTATAGAGTTGACTTTGTATTGATGGGATCTGCAAATTATGCTAAAGAAACTGCTCAAGCACTTGCTAACAAGTGTATTGCTGTTGCTGAAGCAAGAAAAGATGCGATAGCATTTATTTCTCCATATAGGCAAGCGTTCCTCGTAGATAACGCTGTAGGAACAGTTACTGTAAATGATGACGACACAATTACAAATAATGTAATTGGATTCTATTCACCAATTACATCAACGACTTATGCAGTCTTTGACTCGGGTTACAAGTATATGTTTGATAGATTTAATAATACATTTAGATATATTCCTCTAAATGGTGATATTGCTGGAACATGTGCTAGAAATGATATTAATCAATTCCCATGGTTCTCACCAGCTGGAACTTCAAGAGGAACAATTTTAAATGCAGTTAAACTCGCATATAATCCCAGCAAACTTCAAAGAGATAAACTTTATTCTAATAGAATTAACCCAGTAATTTTCTCACCAGGAGCAGGAATTATTCTGTTTGGTGATAAAACTGGATATGGTAAAGCATCAGCATTTGATCGCATTAATGTTCGTAGGTTGTTTATCTACCTCGAAAATGCAATTTCCGCTGCTGCTAAAGATCAACTCTTCGAATTTAATGATGAAATTACAAGAACCAATTTCGTAAATATTATTGAACCATTCTTACGTGATGTTCAGTCTAAAAGAGGTATCTTTGACTATGTTGTTATTTGTGATGAAACAAATAATACGGCGGCAGTTATTGATGCGAATGAGTTTGTTGCCGATATTTACATCAAACC